TCTTCCCACTCGGTACTTTGATGCCGTCGGCCCGTGAGGGTCCAACCAATCCCTCCAGCCCGAGAACATCAGGGGTGGGAGGCGTCCATCCCATTTCTCCGTTAAGGGTAGAGCCGCAGCTCGTCGAAGGCGCCGAGTGGTGCGAGAGATTGACTGGCGCTCGCCACATCACCCGTCTTCCAGGACGCGGCATGCAGGGCCCGCTCCGTGGCCGACTGGGAGACCCCGAAAGTGACGATGTCGCCGGCGATCCGCGCGAGGGTCAGGCCGACCCGGTTGCCGAGATGGTCTTCGAGGTAATAGAGGCCGACATTCGGGTCGTAGCCGAGGCTCAAGGCGCCGGAGCCCCCGGACCAGACCAGGTAGATTTGCGGCTCCTCCAACAGTTCATCGAAGCGAAGATCGAACGTGGTCGAGAACTCCGCCGGCACGCTCAGAGGCCAGGCGACCTGGGTGGTGTCGCGGACGTGAAGCTCCTGGGCGAAGCGGCCGTCGGCAAATCCGATCCCGAGGGCCTCCGAGGCCGCGGCACCCTTGAGGCCAAGGGTGTCGCCGTCGAGCGTGAAACCCTCAACGAGGTCGTTCGCGGGCGGCTTCTCGAGGGCGATCACGGTCCGGAGTTCGGCCCCATCGGCATCGCCCACCGGTAGCCACGGCGCATTCGCCTGGACCGCGTCCCACGCAAAGGTCGCGTCGGACCAGGCCGGCGGGTCGGCCGGGATGGCGACGATGCCGGATGCCAGCCAATTGCGCGCCCGGAAGGTCTTGGTGAGATCGACGCTGAAGTAGTGTGCGCCCTTGGGCGCATTCACACCGCCGCTGCGCGCCAATGCCAGGAGCCCGTCGGTCACGACCTCGAGCTCATGGCTGACGCCTGGCCAGCCGAGCGCCTTCCGGTCGCTTAGCACGATGACGTTGCGATCGGACAGCGGCGCCAATCGCGTCGTGGCGAAGGCTGCGGTCTGGCTGTAGAGCCCGGCGGCCGAGACCGCCTTGCACCAGAAGGTCTCATCGGCGGGGGCCTGAACCGGCCAGAGCGCCACCAGATGGTCCCCGGCGGACCGACCGACGAACCGCCCTTGCCCCCAGCTCTCGCCCGCGCGGATCTCATATTCAACGCCGGCGATGGGCAGCGAGGTCCACGAGAAGCGGACATGCTCCCCCTGGGGAACCGCATCGAAGCCCGCGACATCGGCGGGCGGCACCACGGACGCGACAACGCTGACAGCGCTGACGCTTCGGAGTCCCAGCTCGTCGACGGCGCGAATGTGAAACCGATGATCTTCGGCATCGGCCAATGCCACGAACAGGGACGTGCCGCGGTGCCGATTGGTCACCACGGTGCCGACATCCCAGGACTCGCCGTCCCGGATCTCGTAGCCGACCACGTCGAGTTCGCTGACGGGATCCCAGGAAAGCTGCACGCCATCGGCCCGACGCGTCGCCTGGAAGTCGACCACGTCGGAGGGCTGTGTGGTCTTGCCCACCACAATGTGGCCGAGAACCTCCGTCCACTCGGAGGCCAGGCCGTCGCGACTGACCGACCGAAGGCGGATGTCGTAGGCGACACCATCCTCGACCGGCTGCACCGCGATCTCACCCGATGCCGACGGCGCCGGCGGCAAAACGCGCCACTGCTCGGCGCTTCCCGCGAGGCGGTAATGGGCATGAATGTACTCGGCCGGGTCGTTCAGTCCGGCGTTCAGGGCCACCCGGACAACGATCCGAGATTGCGTGCGACCGTCCGCGCCGACGACGAGCACGCTTTCATCGGACACCACCTCGTCCACGACGGGGGCCGCCGGCGTCTGACGCTCGACCAGCGGCGGCAACGTCATGAGCGAGTCGAACTCGGGTATGGGGCCGAGATCCGCCTGGTGAACCTCCGGCGCCGCGTCGACCAAGGTCAGCGTGGCGCGAAAGTCGCCTGAGTGACGGATCGCCTTGACGATCAGGTCGACACTCTCTCGGGCCGCCTCGCCGAAGAGCACAAGGTCGCCCGGCTCCGGCGATGCCATCGCCGGGACGGGCTGGAGAAACGCGAGGGTGTCGGTCTCACCCGCCTGCGTGACGACACTCGCGACGCTGCTGGCGCCGTCGGCGTGCCGGAAGCGGACAGCGTAGGTCTTGCCGGCTTCCATGGCGATCACGTCATCAAGCGCAACCGAGATCGCATCGCCATTGGCGTCAAAGGTGATGTCTTTCACCCATCCCCAGCCGCTGCCCCAGAGCGGCACATCATGGCTGACCTTGACCAGATCGCCCGCCGTGCAGACCAGATGGTCGATGTCGACGGAGATCTCGTAGGTCTCGGGACGCAGCTTGCCGACCGCCAGATGATAGCGCCCGTGCTTCCAGGCAAGATCGGAGCTGGTGCAGCCGAAGAGTTCCAGAGTCTCGAAGCGGCTCGCGTTCGTCTCGCTGTAACCGTCGGCATAGACGATCACTTCGTCCTGTTGCCAGTCGCGATCCGGATTGACGAAGCGGCACTTGAGACCGTGGGGCACCTGGGTGAAGGGCTTGATGCCCCGGAACCCCATCGTATTGCGCGGCGTGAAGTGCTGGATCGGCACGGTCTGCGCGACGTCGCGAACGATCGAGAACTTGCCGTCCCGCATGCCGAACCCGGCCCGACCGGCGGCGGCTGTGTCGCGCAGCAGCTCAAACACGGTGGTCGGGTAGTCGATGACCGCATCAAAGGTGAACTCGGGCGTCGCATCGGCCCAAGCCTTGAATGCGCCGAGGTCGAGCCTCTCGTCGGCCACTGGCCTCCTGTTGGCCGCGCCTCGCAACACATCGAGATAGGCCCAGGCCGGATGACGTGTCACCTGTTCGATCCACTGCCCGCCATCCCAGACCGGCAGAAGGGCCTGCGTCACCGCCGAAAACTGATTGACGATGCCGTTCAGTTGATCTGTTGCCTTGATACGCATGGCGACGAGGCAGCGGCCGGCCGCCTTCACGGGTGCGGTGTGCTGGACGGTTCGGATCGCCGAGACGAAGCTGTCGTCGCGGATACGGGTCGACGTGTTGTCGGCGGTCAGCCTGGTGAAACGAACCTCGTACCGACCGCTCGCGGGCGTCACGATGCGCACGCCCCTGCGGACGACCTGCTCGGTCGCCGCCGTGTAGGTCGCGGTGGCATGCTCGGTCCATGGATCGGAAGACCCGGCGAGCCGGTACTCGACCTTGATATCGACGGAGCGATCCTGCCGGTTGCCGCTGTCATCGAAGCGAACCAGGCCGCGGAAGGTTATGTCGGCGATGATTTCGTCAGCGCCGTCACGGGTCTCCAGGACCTCCGGACCGCCATCGCTGGTGATCTTCAGCGAGTACTGATCCTCGCGAATGGTGTCGGTGTAGAGCGTGATCGGTGCGTCGGACGCATAACCCTGCCGGATCTCGGTCTCCACGCCCTCGAACTGGGCCAGCGGGATGGCGCCGATACGCAAATCCGAGAGTTCCAGGGGCCCGTAGCCGAAGTCGAACAGCATGCGCAGATATTGAGCGTCACCCTCGACCTCGGTGTGCGGATGGGCCGCCAGGGTCGGAAACACCCGGTGGCGGCCGTAGATGCGCGGTACGGACCCATATCGGTTGGCGCGGTTCTGCGTGCCGGTGATCGCGAGCGTCGGGCTGGTGCGGCTCTGCGGACCACCGATCGAAAGCTCCGCGAGTTTCGGCCTCGGCGGCGGCGCGATGGCGTTGACGATTAGGTTGCCGACAAGCGTGATCGCCGCACCGCCGATGGCGGAGGCCAGATTGATGGTCTGGCCGAAGATCACCGCTTCGGTCGGCAGCCCCATGGCCGCGCCGACGGCCGGCCCCAGCACGAAGGCGGCGGCCACCACGGCGATGGTCAGGATGGTGCGAAGCGGGTTCTTGCCGCCCCCGCCGCCCTTACCCGGCGCGACCCGCAGGGTGACCACGGCGCCGGCCTTGGGACGCACGCGCGCCCATCGGTCCCGAGGCACCATGGCCGGGTCGGCGGTCATCGCCCCGTCCGTGATCCAGACATGGGCATGGGCCACAAGGATCGGGTCGATCCCGAGCGAATCCATGATGTCGGCTATGGAAACGCCAGCGGGGACGGCCCGATCGATGCGCTCAGCGGAAAACGGGCGTGGGCAGGCGATCAGCCGCAGAGCGTTTTCGTCAACCGTCATAGCGATAGAGCCCCAGGGCACGGCGGCGCCACTTGGCGCCGTCATAAGGTTCAAGACAGGCGTCGATGCCGTCCTCGATGTGCAGCATCCATCCGGCGGCGACGACCACGCCCACATGCATGGGCTGGTTCATGAGGCGCATGAGCACCACGTCACCCGGCCGCTCCGCGCCGGGCGCCACCGGATGCCACGGGCCCATCTCGCCCCGGATCAGACGGCCGATATCCTTGGCGTCCTCGACGGAGGAATAACCGTCGGCGTAGGACGGCAACCGCCTTCCGAATTGATCGGCGAGCACGAGCCGGACGAGGCCCCAGCAATCGACGCCGTCCCGGTCGCGGCCATGCGCCCGAAACGGCAGGCCGACATAGGCATTCACCCAATCGGGTAACATTAGAAGTGCCCCGGATACTCGCTCGGCACATAGCTGTGCCCCGGAAACGGCTCGTTGAGCACATCCTCGAAGGTGAGCTCGCCGGTGACGGTGAGCGCGTCGTACTCGGCCGACACCAGGGTCATGTTGAAGGGCCCCGCCTCGACCGTATCGGGCGAAGCGGCCATCACCACTTCAAGGCCGACCGAGAGCGGCGAGGAGATCACCCGCAGGTTCTTGACGATCTCCCGGTCGACGTTGTCGATACGAAGCGTGACCCGGGCGACGCTATCGGGATCCTCATCTGAGAGCGCGATCTCGAAAGGATAGGCGATAAAGGTATCGCCGCGACTGACCACATCTTCCGTGTTGTTGACCACGCGGATGGGTACAGCGAGATCTTCGTGATCGAGGGTCAGCAGCAGAAGAAAGACCTCCTCGGTTTCCTGCGCGTTCACCGCCTGGCGCGCGGCCTGGGATAACGTTCGGCTCATGGCAAGATCTCCAGGCGCAGGGACGCTTGCCAGAGCGTGCCCCTTGCGACGGGCGTGTAGCTGGGCGGCTCGACAAACCGGAAGGACACGGCCGTGCCGTCTCTCGGGTGCTTCCAGTCAAACGGAAGCGCCCCGCCGGCGATGGTCGCGTCGAAAAACGTATCCAGCAGATCGACCTGGGCTGGCGTCAGACGCACCTGGCACTCGATGTTCCGAATTCCCGCCGTGAAGCGCCGGCGCACCTTGGGCGGACCCGCTTCCATCTGCGAGCGGATCACCATGTTCGGCGCCTGCTCGCTGAACCCCTGTGCCAGCGGTTCCTGCGGCAGGCTCGCCGGCCAGGCCGGGCTGGTCATCGGGGCACGCCCCGCCGGTTGATGCCATAGGCGCTGCTCATGGTCTGGTCGAACGCTCCCTGGGCGATGCCGCGGTTGACTTCATCTCGGATCAGCACCCGGATCAGGCGCCTTCCATCGGGACCGCGTTCGCTGGAGACCTCCGGTCGGGCGCCGCTGCTGCGCTGATCGATCACCTGCACCACGACTTCGGACCCGAAGGCCTCACGCATCTGTCGCGGCCAGCCGATCACTTCTCCCTGCTTGGCGATAACCGGGACTTCGCCCGGCACCAGACCGCCACCATGAAAGCGCGGCGCCCCATCGAACGCTCGATGCTCGACAGAACGTTGTGGCAGCAGCGTCTTGCCGATCACCCCGCCCGCATGCGCCACGGCGTAGCCGCCGGTGCCATAGGCGGGCGCATCGAGGATCGGGGGCGTGGACGAGCCACCCGACGAACCGAAGAAATCGAAACTGAAGCTTCCGATCAGTCCTTCGAGGAAGCTCTCCATGGGCTTGAAGATCAGAAGCCGATAGGCCGCCCGTAGCGCTGCCTTCTCGATGGTCGAGAAGAAATCCCCGACCGACAACTTTCCGGTCCGGGCCCACTCGACCCAAGCGTCTTCCGAAGCCTTGAGAGCGCTCGAGGTGACGTCTTCGAATTGCCGCGCCGCGTCACCGGCCTCGTCGCCGTAGTCCCGAAGCACCCGGATGACGCCCGCCGACCAGTCCTCGCTGGCCCGCAGCATCCGCTCGTAGGCATCTTCGGTCGCGCGGGCGAAGGTTTCCTGGCTGATCGCGCCCTCGCTGAGGAGTTCGTTCAACTCCGCGAGTTCGGCCTTGTAGGCTTCTTCCGCCGTGCGCAGACTGTCGGTGAGGGCCTTCCCCTTCTCCCTGAGCTTGATCGCCCCCTGCTCGGCCTTGTTGCGAGCCTCGATGGCTTCACGCTCATCGAAGAGTGCGCCTGCCAGGTCGCGGACCTGGCGACGTTGCTCATCGGTCGCGTCCTCCGACAGACGCCGCAAGGCCTGGGAGACGAAGCGCGCGCGATCGGTCATCGCCAATTCGTCGCGTTCCGTTCGCAAGCCATCGACGATCTTGCGATTGGCATCGGCGCGTCGCCGCGCCGCCTCCTGCTCTTGCGCCGCCAGTTGGGCGAGCCGCGCATCGCGAACGGCGGCGGCCTGCGCCATGATCTCGCCGACCTTCTCCAGATTGTTGGCATCCGGCGCGATCAGAGTCTGCATTTCGGCGACCAGGCGTTCGTATTCCGCCCGAATACGACCGGCCCCCTCGTGGGTGGCGTCGAACAACTGCTTCTGCAGGTCCTTCTCGATCTGGGCGATGCGCCGTGCCCGCTCCTGGACCGCACGAATATCCGCCTCGATGGCATCGGACGTCGTGCCGGCATCCGTCGACGGTGGCGTCCGCCCACCTCCCTGGTCCCGCTGCATCCAGGCGAGCTTCGCTTGCCACTGCTGGAGTGCGCGCTCCTTGCGCTCGAGCTGCCACTCGACGTAGCGGCGGCGGATATCGTCGAGCACGCCGTCGCCCAAGGCGTCCCGCTCGGCCCGCAAGAATCGAACGTCCTCGCGCAGGTCCTCGACAACCGACTTGGTGCCGCGCAGACTCAGGCCCTCGAAGTTGAAATCCCCCTGGGCCAGGAGCTTGAGCTGCTCATAGGCCACGCCGGCACTACTCGCCAGATCGGCCAGCTCCGAAGACGCATCGGCAATGACCGGCGCCAGATCGAGCACGGCGCGGGTGAGATTGGCGGAAATCACCTTGCCCAGCGTGTCGAGCTCGTCTCGCGCCTTCTCTGCATTTCTGACCAGATCCTTGTCGAGAACGATGCCGAGGTCGCGGGCCCGGCGTCTCGTCGCCTCTAAAGCCTCAGCACCGCCGACCAGCATGTTCACCATGGAGACGCCCTCGCTGTCGAACAGCTTGAAGGCCAGCCGAAGCCGTTCCGCCGGATCGGTCGTGCGCTTGAAGGCCTCCGCGACGTCGTTCAACAGGTCCTCGGAGCGGCGGATGTTGCCGTGCTGGTCCTTGAGCGCGATGCCCATCTGAGCCAGTGCCTGTTTGGCCTCGCCGGTTCCCTTGGCCGCCTCCGCGACGCGGCGCGTAAACCGTTGCAAGGCCATGTCCATGGTGCGTTGCTCGACGCCGGCGAGCTGCGCGGCGTAGCGCAACTCCTGCAACGCCTCGACGCCGACGCCGATCTTGTCGGCGGTCTTGCCCACCGCGTCGGCGGCGCTGATGGACCGGTCGATCAGTGTCGCCAAGCCACCGACCGCGGCGACACCGGCGAGCGCGCCGCCAAGCGCCCGCATGCCGACGCGAAGCGTCTTGGCCCGGTCGGTCAGATTGGAGAGACCGCGCGACGCCCTTGTGCCGGCCGCGTCGATCTTCTTCAGCGATCGCTCGCCACTTTGCCCGACGGAAACCAGCTCGGCCTTGACCTTGCCGCCGCCCTCGACCGCCAGGCGAACGGCATAGGTATGCTTCGCCTTGGCCATCAATCGGTATCCTTATCGTTAAACGCCTCAACCAGCCCGGCCTCGGCCGCCTGCAGCAGTTCGGAGACGACGCCGGGATCACAGCCCCGCGCCTCCGCGATCTTCATGGCGACACCCAAGTCAAGGCCGATGACATGACCCGATGGCGCGAGCCGGAGCTGTCTGAGACAAGCCATGAGTACGTCCCAGGCCTGGTGCTCCTCCGATGTCCGAAGGGCATGTTCGTGATAGGGGCAGCGCTCGCCCGCCGCGCCTACCCCGCCTTCCGCGCAGGCCCCGCCTTCCTGGCGGCACCCTTCGCAGTATCCGGGCCCTCCGCCTGGCCGGAAATGCCAGCGGCAGAGGGCCCTGATCCGTTTTTTGCCGCGTTCAGGAGCACCTGCCTCAGCGTGAACTCCTGAAAGAACCGTTCGCCGACGGGATAGAGCTCCAGGATGGCCGCGACGTTCTCCGGCGTGACCGGCGGGTCGTCCTCGACGCCCGACCAGGCCGTGATATGCCGGGTACCGAGCTCCTTGATCAGCAGGTCCTGAAATAGGCCGTCCCGTTCCGCCTCGTCCACGAGGTCTGGCAACCCTTCCAGCGGCAGACCGCTTTCCCGGCGTTCCCGGGCCCGCGCCTCCAGACTCTCGACGCGGCGCCGCGCGGCGGCCTGCGCCGCCGCCATGCCGGCCGTGGTCAGGGGTTTGACGGTGACCGTCACGCCATAGGGCAGTTCGATGTCGTAAGGCTCGGTTTGCGTCTTCAGACTGATCATGCGTAATCGGTCCCATCCAGATCGTTGATGAGGGTGACGGTCAGCATCCGGCCTGCTGCATCGTTCTTCGCGCCATGGAAATCGAAACTCGCCTGTACGCCGCCTGGACCGTCCACCGCCAGTTTGGGCTTCGGCAGGTAGACCTCGTGGGCCGTGAACAAGACCTTGGCGGTGGCGCTCAGCGTATAGCCGAATTCCAGGTCCACAGGCGTGCCGCTCGCCGCATCGTCGATCAGTCCGGTATCGGAGAAGCGCACGTCGATGCGCCCGGTGAGTGCGGCCACGGTCGGGTCGGCGCCGTCGATCAGGCCATCGGAGCGGATGGTCTCGATCTTTTCCAGATTGTTGGCGTAGGTCAGCGACCCGCCGGTCAGGTTGCCAACGGAGGCACCGCCCCGCGTGATCGAGCCCTGGAACTGGCTGATGCGCGAGAAGGCGAGCGAGGTCGGCGTGCCGCCCTGCGACGCGCCATATCGGGTCTCCCCTTGGGCCACGGCGCCGATGGTGGCCGCCGCCGCGCCCGAGCGTTGGAATTCCAGGGCTATGGAATTGAGTTTGACGCCGGTGTGCATGAAGAACGCCGGCACCTCCGGCTGACCGACCTCGATGGAGTAGCTCGGGACGTCCTGGGCGCCCGAGGCGAAGACGTGATCGAAGGTGCCGTCGAGATTGTCCGTCGTCGCCGGGTCGCCAAGCAAATCGGTCAGCCAGAAACCGAGGTAGCGGGGATCGATGGGCACGACGATGTCGCCTTCGTCGTTGATCACGTCCTGCAGCGGCGCCAAAGGATCGCGCCCCTGGCCCAGCACCGGATCATCGATCAACCCCTGTTCGCTCCCGAGGGAGCAGCGGTTGAAGGGCATGCGCACATAGTTGCCACTGGCCTCTGTGCCGTAGGCGGTCTCCCGCTTGAGCAACAGCGACGCGTTGGCGCCGTAGGATCGGGCCATCTCATGGTCTCCTGATATTGGTAGGAACTCGGCCCCCGGTGGTTAGCCGAGGGGGCTCACGGACTCATACTCGACGGTCACGGTAATCGTGCCGCCCTTAATGCCTGACGCGCCGGCCACCGCCTCGGCGTCGACGTCAGGGCGGCCATAGGTCATGCCGAAGGCGAGACCGCCGAGCGTGGGATCGGCATCGAGCACGGTTCCGATCTCGCCGAGCAGGGCGTCGAAGGCCGCATCGCCCGCCTCGACGTAGACCTCGACCTCGATCGCGTGGCTGTAGTAGGCGTTTCCAAAACCGCCCAGCGCCGTGTCCGGTTCGCCCGGATCGCCATCGCGGAGGACGATCAAGCCGCCAGCGGGGATCTTCTCTGGCACCACGGTGTTTCGTTCCACCTTGGCGCCGGGCACGGTTTCCAGGTTAACCCTGAGCGCCTCCAAGATCTGTTCGGTCTTGCTTGCGGCCAAGGTCTCACTCCGATTGCATATGCCGACCGATCAACGACGGCAGCCGCCGCGACCAGCGCTCCGCCGCCCGCCGCACGTCCAACCGTTTCGGCATCCGGACTTGGGGCACCAGCAGGAACATGACCGCCGTGGCGATGCCGGCCTTCATCCGGCCGGTCCTGATGAATGCACCCCCTTTTGTGCGTCGTCCCACCCGACCGGTCTTGGCGCTAACACGGACGCTGTCGACGACCAGCAACGAGGGACCGCGCGCCCTGTAGACGAACCGCAGCGGCCCGAAGCGATGCTCCGGAAAGTTGGCCGGGGTGATGCGCTTGCCACCGACCCCGCGCTTCGGCGCCGCTGGCGTCGGAATGGCGAGCCAGAAGCCGGATTTGCTCCGGATCACCGTTCCTTCGTCGAAGGTGCGAATGATTTGAGGCGCCTTCGACCAGACCAGGCTCGCCGCGTCATGACCCTTGTTCGGATAGGCTCGGCTCCGCCAGGTCCTGGCAAGCCTTGTTCCGAGCCCGGCGGAAACCACCTGCTTGCGCAAGCTCCCCTTGAGACCGTCGCCGGCCTCCTTGACGCCCGCCACCACGGCTTTTTCGATGCCGCGCATCTCGGCCTGCAGATCGGCCTTGATGGAACCGACGATGGTGGCGGCGAGCTTCATGGAAAATCCGATGGGGAACGCATACGGAGCGGCCGCAAATCACGACGGCCTCGCATCCAAGGTCCAGATCAGCCGCTCGCTGTCTCGCACCGGTTCGCCCTGAACGACGAACGTCTCTCCATCGACCTCAAGGGTGTCCCCGGGACGCGGGCTCGGGACCTCGGAGACACGGACATCGAACAGGGAGGTCTCCGTGTGGACGCGGGTGTCTCCGAAGTCGAATACCTGGTCGGGACGGCGAGCGATGACCCGGATGGCGACCGGATCGCCAGTGCCCTGGACGCGGTAGACCGCTTCACGGGCGAGGTTTGGGTCCCCGAACAAGACATCGATCGCCGCGCCCACTGCAGACATCAGAAGTATCCGTCTTGTTCAAGGGTTGATTTCAGACCATTTTCGGCCACCGCCTCGACGGCCGTGCCGATCAAGGTGTTTCCGGTGGCGGTCTTGGTCGCGACCTTGTTGGTGTCGTCCCAGTAGACCTTGTCGCCAGCGCTCCACGCCTGCGTGGCGGCCTTGGTCAGGTCGAAAACGCAGACCAGGGAGGCCTCGACCTCCTCGCCGGTCAAGGCATCGCCANCCGCTACGCCGAA